ATCTCAGGATCTCGTGCAGGAATCTGTTGCAAATTGGGGTTACTTGAACTAAAACGTCCAGTAACAGTTCCACCACCATCTGATCGTAAGGAGTGAAAATCACAATGTATTCTACCATTATGAGAATGCTCAAGGATTGTATCAACAAAAGTTGTATTAGCTTTGTTTATTTCTCTAATTTTTATAATTTTTTGTGCAATAGGATGAGTATTATTCGCAAGAAATTGTTTTGTAAACATGGGTGCCCCAGACTTCTCTGTGCGAGAATAAGGAAGTCCTACAGCGTCAAAGACTTTTGCTACAGATGTGGCGACCCACGGTTCAACCGTGACTCCAGTTTCCTTGACTATTTCATCTATAAGTGATTTCTCAAGTTTAGTTAGTTCTTTTTTAGTTTTATTTGCTTTCTCTACATCAACACGAACACCTTTTGTTTTCATTTCAAAAAGTACAGGTAGTAGATCTATCTCTAACTCAAAGATACTTGAACATTCTTCTTGAGTTATTTTCTTTCTAAGATTATCCCAAAGTTTTAAAGTTATCAAAGCATCTTGCTCGGCATACTTACCTACATATCTAGGAGGCAACTGCCACATACCAGATTTAGGATCAACACCAAACTCATCCGCTGCTGACTTTAAAAGTTTTTCATCTTTAAACTCACCTAAATAGTCACGAGCAAGAGAATTAAGATTATACCATTTTCTATTTTCATCCAGCAAAGGTGCCGCAATCATGGTATCTATTATTTTACCTTTAACCTCTATACCTTCTGCTCTAAGCCAACCTAAATCATACAAAGCATTATGAAATACTTTAGTTATTTTTTCATCATTACATAATTTTTGTAGCCATTTATAAACTATGTTTTTTGACATGTTACCAGATTTGTGTGCAACAGGAAAATACCAAGAGCTTTCTCCCGCTGCAACTGCAACACCTATCACATGCCCATCTTTTCTTGTCCAACCAGGGCCAAGTGTTAATAGATTTGTATCTTTTGTTTCTAAGTCTATTGAAACTGTTTCGTATTGAGATAAATCTGGAAAGGTTTGAGGAGGAGTCCAGTCAGAATCTATGTTTCCCCAAGACATATCTTTTATGTCTTGGTCTAAAAAATGATATTGATCATGATTTGTCATTAATAATTTCTCCACCTAGTGCCGCATAACCAATAACATCTGTCCACGAATCGTCCTTTGATATGTCTTCAGCAAGTCTCGCTACCTTAACACCAATCATACAAGCCACAACTTCCTCTGGAGTAATTGCACCATTTAATTTTTTATCTAACAATATAGTCCATATATCAGCTATACGTTGATGATTCTTTTTAGCAGGTCCATATTCCTTGGCTCTCTGTCCATTGATAAGTTTCTCTGCTTCTCGTAAGAAAAATTCTCTATCTTTTTTCATGTATTAAATCCATACTTAGTTGTTGATTCTATTAAATGTAATGATTGTTTAGCACGAGTTGCTCCGACATAAAAAATTCTTGTCTCAGAATCTTGGTCTAAGCTTTCTACACAGGCTTTAGTGGAGTCAAGAAGTAGAGCTACGTTATCCGCCTCTCCACCTTTGGCTTTGTGTATTGTCGATATCCGAATCCTCGGAGTCCCCGTCAGTATTCTCTCCCCTCGTCTCCTCGCTGACATTATATAGGCCGTCTCTTGATCCGATACTTTCAACACATTCTGCCACGGAGTCTCGTGTGATGCGGTCAAATTGCATTTCTCTATAATTTCTTTTAGAGTATAAGTTTGTTCGGGATCTAAATGAGAGAATCTTTTTCTCCCAGATTTCGTGATAATATTCGGGTTCAATAGTTTCGCAAAATTCTTCAGTTCTGATGTAGACAAGCTTTGGTTTTTGCATAGTTTAAGCCATACCTCTATTCCGTTAAGTACATTTGGGGAAATAGACCAACCAGTGCCTTCTCTCCAATAGAGATAGCCTTCTTCTTTGAGACGAGTACATATTTTATTTGTGATATAATTAGTTCTCGCAAGTATCAACCATTCGCCACTAGTTAGATCTACATCAAGTATATCTCGATGCCATTCTATAGTGCCATCTTTTTTAGTGGGTTGCCATTCTTTTAATTGTCTGATAGAGACTTTTTTTATGAGGTTTTGTGAAAACTCGTGCACGGCACTCGGCACACGATACGATTTATTTAACACTAATTTATTTTTAGAAGCATTTAAAAAATCATCAACTTTTACACCCATCCAGGTATATATGGCTTGGTCATCATCTCCTGCATAATAAATTTCTTTGGAGTTCGGAACTAAAATTTCCTTAACCATTCGCCATTGCAGTGGAGCTAAATCTTGTGCTTCATCTATTATAAGTAAATCAAATTTTGGACTTGTACCTTCTTCGATAAACTTCTCTATCATATCAACAAAATCTAGTTTATTCTTTGCTTCTTTATAATCACTATATGCTTTAGCTAAGTTTTTTAATTGTTGCCAATGCAAGGTGTGATCCCAAGTATCATTAAATTGTTCTTCTAAAGTCACTTCTCTAACACGAGCCATTTGTATGACTGACATATATTTATCGCCACCTGCCCCAATTTGAAACAAAGGCCCATCTTCTAAACCTACTGTTGGATTACTTCTAAATTCTAAACCTACTAAATTACCTAATTCATTATAGTCTGATCCTTTAAAAACTTTTTTAACATCTAGGCCTAACCATGTAAAAGCCAAAGAATGTAAGGTTCTAAAATAAATCATTTGTTCTTTATCTAAACTTAATTCTAGTGTAGCCCTATCTTTTGCTTCTGTTGCAGCCTTACGACTAAAAGACATGAAAGCTATCTTGGTAGGATCCATTCCGTCTGCTATTTTGTTTTTAACTAAATTAATTAAACTAGTTGTTTTACCTGTGCCTGGTGGCCCGAATATTGTTGTTTCCATCAGAAAGGAGCCTCTTCTTTTTCTATAGCTATCTCACTAACTTCAACCTCAGAAGCAAACTCAGGGATCCACCAAACCCTTACAGATTTCCATTTACCAGAAGATGTTTTAAATGTTTTAACTATAGAACTTTCTTCGTTGTTCATTTCCTTTAATCTTTCTTGAACTTGTGCTCTCGTGTAAGAATCAAACTTCTTCTGTCTCATAAAATCCATAAGAGAATCTAATCTGAAATAAGTTTTAGCTTCCTCTGCTTCTGTATAAGGTTTGCCTAACATAATTTCTTCAAATGTTTGTGCTTGTATTCGACCTGTACAATAAGACTCAAGAATAGAAATAAATTGTCCTTTGTATGTCAACTCTTCGGGAACTTGTATCTCATTACATTTTTCCATTAAATCATTAACAGTCACTTCCCAATCCGCATCTTTTAATTTAGGTGGCATTACCTTTAATTGCTCCATACATGCTCGTTGAAAGAGTCGTGGTGCTTGCAATTCTTCTGTAGTTATTTCTAGTCTTTGCCCACCTATATCCACGAACCATAGTCTTGGCTCTGATAAAATCACAGACAACCCACTTATGCTTGGCATCGATGTGGCACCAATACCTAACTTCATTGTTCTACACACACCTTGATTACAATGCGAGGCCATAGGTTCTTCTTTACATAAGTACTGATATTCTTTTTTCTCTAAAGTATTTTGTATGGCTACAACTTCTGATGCAGATAAAGGTGGATGAAAATCTCTTACATTGTGCTCTTCAAATTTTGTTTTCCAATTACCAGGATCAAGCCTTTGTAGGAATACACCTAGTTGAAAAGCAGTTCTATTTCTTTCTCCCTCAAATACACCAATAGCTAACTTAGTTCTAAGGCAAGGTATATAATTTGGTAAAAGGTCTACAGGTCCACCTATAGGCAGAGTTAAAAAGTCCTTCGGTAAGGTCTTGACCTTTTGTATCTCTTCAATGAATTCCGACAACGATGCCTCGACATAAGTTCCCTCTCTTCGGATGATCGCATATCGTAGAGTTTGCTCTGAATCAAAATACGGTAAATTGATAAAGTTGCCAACATCACCCCTTTCGACAAGAATCTGTTCTTGTTTTGGGAATATTTCGCACCTGCCATGACCAAGTGCAGAAGAAATTTCTGCAGCCTTGTCTCTGAAATCTCCTGCATTCATCCACTCCTTAAAGAAAAAGAATATATGTGCACCACCTGATTTACTACGGCACACGATACACGGAACTTTGAGTTCCTCTAATTTGTCTATTAATTTATTATGTTCTAATGGATACTCATCTATATCCAAAGCACCAAACCTACATTTGTTTTCTTCATTAATAGGGATAGCACCGACACCTTTTTTGCCGTTGATGTGACCCTCTATTAATTGTAATGTAAGAGGGTTTCTTACTATAAATGATTTTGCTTTTTGTTTACCTGCGGTACGTTCTTGCGATACTTCTGTTTGACCATGAGCCGTACTAAACCCAATAAAGGCCTCTAATAATTCTTCTGCTAAATTCACTCTTCACTCCATAAAAAAAGAGCCGTGACTTGGAGGAGTAGCCACGGCCCTTACTAATTAAAACGGTACTTCATCATCCTTCTGTGCACTTTGCATTTCGTCAGCAGGTGCGGAAGCCGTTTTAATCTCCCCTTTTCTAAAACTTTGATACATAGTTCTAGCTTCTAACATCATAGTCTCTAGTTCTTTTGTTATCTCAGTTACTCTTTCAATCTTATAGTTATACCAACTACCTTGATCGTTGCTTTCTGCAATAGTTTGAATACTCCATGCAGTTCCGTATAGTGGCATTGGCTTACCCGAAGGTAATCTTATGCCGTTCTTAACAGTATTCCATCTACGAGACACTTTTAACTGTGTCTTCTTCATATCAAGAATGGCAGGAGATCCGAGTTTAGTTTCGGGATCCATAGCCATCACAACATGCTGATGGGTTCTTACGAGTTCATTACCCGAAGGCAGTATTTCTGCTGCCCCCTCACGAGTTGTAAGAGTAATGTCTTTATCATCTGCTGATAGTTCTCTTATAAAACCACCACCACTTGATCTAAGTGCAAACTCCAAGAACTTCTTCTCAAAGAAACAAGGTACAACAAGCACACCTTCGTCCGCCCTATATACTGTTTGAGATACTGTATTAAATATATCTCCTTGTTCAGCACCTTTGATGTACATAGAATCTTGTTTATTTAACTGTGGAGATAATGCTTGTAATATCCTTATAAAAGGTATTTGCATATCTTCCGTAGTAAAATTCTCAAGTCCTGCTCCCGCCTCTTCCTCTAATAAAGAAGATAGGTTGGATGGTGCTACTTCCGTAGCCTTCTTTTCTGCAACTGCATTAGCCATTATTTTGCTCCCTTTATTTTTGCACGATTGCCTACATATATTCCGAAAGTATCAAAGTCAATTTCTTGATTATTCTCTATTCGGTTCTTCGCCCAAGTTCTTAATGTCATTGGATGAATATGAGTCTTTTGAGCAGGTGCTAAACCTTGATTGCGTAAATCATCAACCACGGCTCCCGCTACATTGTCTTGACCCATACCAAAGCCGACAACAACTTCGTTCTTGATAATATCGCCCTCGCCAATAGAACGAATAAAACTAAATGCTTCATCCTTCTTATCGTCAGGTATTCTTGCCGATACATATTTATCAATAGAAACTTTGTTGCCATCAACAGTTAGACTTTCAACTCCGAGTGTCTCCATTAATGATGGAATGTCTTCCTCATCAACAGTTCTTTTTCTTTGTTGTAAATCTTTGAGATGTTGTTCGGCATCCTTAATCTCTTTATCGAGATCAATGGATTGCCTTATCAATGTAGAGAGCTTTGAAGTCTCTCCTTCGCTAACTTTATTAAATGCTTGAGGGTTAGCTGCCTCTTCTTCGAATAGTGAAAACACATCACTCATCGTTCTCTCCTTCTACGTTAAAGTTTATACCCTTCGGTATTGGTTCTAAGGTTCTACACCCTAGCTTTTTGTTTGTCAATAGAATTAGTCTGACTCTTTTTCCACATATATTCTTGCTTTGTGAGAAAAGATATTTGACCACCTATTGATCTATCATTGTCTTCCGACAATTCTTTTAGCATGTCCCAAGTTTTGATTGGTACTGCTACTGATTTCCATCTATCTGGATCCATTTTGTTCTCCCTTTTCTTAGTTATGCCTATTTTTTTCCATATTGTCAAAGATTTTCTTACATTCAATCATACTTTTTTCTAAAGCATAATTCCAAGACCTTTTTATCAAGTCTTTGTCATATTCAAATGTGTCTATGTGAACTTTCTTGGTTAGTCCTGGTAAAGATGCTACACTCATAAATTGTATGTTTCTTTGGGGTAAAGCGACCAAAGCTATTATATCGCAATCAAATTTAGTGTAAGGTCTTTTGGGTTTACCTTTTGATGTCGAAAAACAATAGCATTTTTTCTTGTCAACTGAAGTTGCTGTCTTCACTTCTATTCGTTGAGCCAACAGCACACCATCTCCTTTTACCGCAACAACATCAGTACCATCTTGTTTTATTAAATCACATTCAATACCTAACATTGTAAGTTCAAAGGCTGTAAAAAGTTCTCCTGCCGTACCTGTTAATTTTTCTGCTCTTATCATTAATCATTCCT